GTCTAAAGAAGACATGCTTAAGTGGATGGCGGACTAATGAGCCTAAACGGAAAGACAGCGACCACAACCGATGTGGTGATCGAGAACAATGGTTTCTGGCCCAGTGTAGAGCTACAGGTGTTTATCAACCTGTTTCGCATCCCTGCGGAATACACGCCAGACACGATTGCTCACGAGTTTAATGCAGCTGTTCGAATCATTAATACAGATGTGTCCGAAGCACTGATAGCCGCTAAGGACGCAGGTTTAACAGAGGTTAGCGAAATTGAAGGGCTGAAGGACGACTATCGGGATGCTCTTTACAACTATGCACGACAGCGTTTAGTCCGAGTATTCGAGACGCTGAATCGCAAGGAAGCGGCAGATGTGCAAGGAGATCGTGCAAACGAAGTAACGGATCGCTGGTTGTTTGAGTCTGCTCGATTTGTAAATCGGGTCAATCGTTCTCTGACTGAGTATGCCGAGTCCGAGGGTGTGGCCAGTGCGGATGGTTTTAGGGTGTCACTACTATGAAGAAGATGACCGCGCTTCGTACTCACTTGGCTAATCTAGGTTGCTTTAATGCCGGTGCATTAGAGGCGTGGGTGGAAGATATGACTCTTAAGTCTCGGGGTAAGAAGCATGGTGAAGCGGTGCTACTGCATACGCTGCGCTATCAAGCGGTCTTTGCAATCGACCAATACCCTTATAAACGCCATCCAGTGGAGATGTTCAATGCAGCCTTGATGACCTGGTTAGCTGAGCATGATGACCGAAGCCAACTTTCTGATCCCGATCCTGATATCGGAGTCGATGTTTTTGATGACGACACAGCCGGTTTAGAAATTTCTCTGAGCTTTGAAGAAGACGTTTTCATTATCCCAGATGAGCAAGGAATGATTGATTTCCTAGGTGAGCGCTGGTCTCTACAAGACCCTGAACTGTGGGTTGCGGAAAGTGGTGAGCTGGACTCTAGGACGACAGATGGATAGCGGTGTACGTGCTCAGTGGAGCGGTATTAACGCGCTACAAGCTGAACTGCAGTTGTTGTCTTTAACGCCTGCGCGACGAAAGCGTGCGATGTCCCAGATTGGTCGAGAGGTAACGAAGCAAACACGTAAAAACGTGCGCAGCCAGACCAGTGTTAGGGGTTCTATGTTTGATCCTCGTAAGAAGAAGCGGACGCGTAAAGGCAAGATGCTGAGCGGCTTTGTTAAGGGGCGCAATATCCGCCAGAAAGCGACGGGCCATAGTGTCGAGGTTGGCTTTCGTAACGACCTGATGGGGCGTATGGCGAATGAACATCAGTCTGGTACCAGAACCACATTTAAAGCTAAGCCAATGAGTTCATCGCAAAAGAAAGACTGGCGAGAGCAGCCGGCCACTCGGGCTCAAGCATCCGCGATGATCCGGCTGGGATTTCGTGTTGAACGCAAAGGCGGACGAAAAAAGCGTGTGAGCCAAGCCTGGATCATGAAGAGCTTAACCCGGCTTCAAGCACTGGGTGTTTTGTACAAATTGAATAACGATCGTCAGGGTAAGCAGTCCTGGACGATAGAGCTGCCGGCTCGTGAGTTTTTTGCGAACGATGCGGCATGGGTAAAAGACATGGCCACTGCAGTGATGCGGGCCGAATATCAAAAAGGTAGGTAATCATGGCTTTAGGTTCCGTATCCGTAAGCTCAGTAGAGAGTGGGTCAGGCACGTTTTCTACTCCGGAGCGACAGTTTTTGTATATCGGTCATGCCGGTAAGAACGCAGGTAAGACGCTGTACATCGATCAAAGCACGGATCTTGATGATGTATTAGGGGTTAATCCTAGCAAGATGAAGACGCAGATCAGTTATGCACGCTTAAACGCCAGTGCGAACTGGACGTGTATTGCTATGCCAACCTCTGCAGCAGATGTATGGCAACCGGTGTTTGAAAAAGCAATGGACGAAGGTGTTGTCTGTGAAGGCGTAGTGATTACGGACTCGATCCTGACCCAAGACGATCTTAACTATATGAATATCGCGGTTGAGAACTCAGAGAATGAGTTCGGGCGTCAGCTTTTCTTTAAGGGTGCCAATACTGCGATCGATTCAGAAACGGAGACCTGGGCGGATTTTATCGCTCGATTTACAGCACTGCAAAATGGTGTCTATGCCAAAGGGGTATGCCTTTATCCAAGTGTAACGCCGTTTTGGATGGGGTGTGTGGCTGGACGCTTATGTGATGAAAGTGTGTCGATTGCTGACTCACCTATGCGTACAGCAACAGGTGGCATCGTGGGCTTTACGAGTCTACCTAAGGATAAAGACGGTGTGACATTTAATCTATCCCACGCCAAAGCGCTCAACGCAGCGCGTGGCACGGTACCTCAAACGTACACGGATTTTGATGGCATCTATTGCTCTGATTGTATGACGTTGGCGTCTGAGGGCAGTGATTTCACTGTGCTTGAGAACTTACGTGTGACCAACGCGGCAAAGCGTCAGGTTCGTATCTTGGCTCTGCAGAAGATTGCCAACCGTGAACTTAATAACACAGATGCCTCAATCGCTAGTCATGAAGCGTACTTCTCTCGTCCATTGATGGAGATGAGTCGATCAACGGTTTCTAACGGGATCACGTTACCTGGTGATGTTCAACCACCACAAAGTGGCGATGTCACGATCAACTGGACATCCCGCACGAAGGTGCGCATCGCCTTGTTGGTACGCCCTCATAACGTGCCGAAAGGCATTGAAGCCGTCGTCGGCATTAATCTGACCAACTAATAGGAGTCGTCATGCAGCATATTTCAGGCGCTGATATCGACATTGTCTTGGGTACAACCATGATCAATGTGAAGCAATTTACGTTAAACATCGAAGACGGTGTAAAGCCCACGACGACTCGTGGAGTACCCCATGGTTATGTCCGTGGAACGACAACGGCCAGTGGTGAAATCACGGTCGATACTCAGAATTTCAACCTGATCATGGAAGCGGCAGAGAGTGCTGGATCGTTTCAGGAGCTTGATCCATTTGATATCACAACGGTGGGCAAGACAGCCCAGCAAGAGTTTAAAACCGCTGCCTATGGCTGCAAGTTACGCATCGCAAAGCTATTAGATGCTGCTGCCGAGGGTGGTGACAAGCTTGAACACACTTTGCCATTTGATGTGACAGATAGTCGCTTCGTTGAGATCAATGGCAAGCCATATCTAGACCGTAATCATGTTGAGAAATTAGGTCTGTAAGCATGGATATTCAGTACATCGTAGTGCATTGCAGTGATACGCCAAACGGGCGTTATCACACGGCGGAGGATATCCATCGCTGGCATTTAGAACGTGGCTGGGACGGCATTGGTTATCACTCTGTTATCCGCACGGATGGGCTAGTAGACCAAGGGAGGCCGCACTATTGGGTAGGCTCTCATACAGCAAAATATAACGGGATCGCTATTGGTGTTTGTTTGATTGGCCGAGATGAATTTTCAGACGAGCAATGGCGTTCGTTGACGGGTTTGATCCATGCCTTAACGTTGGAGTTTCCAAAGGCCCAAGTTGTGGGACACCGCGATCTTAACCCTCATAAAACATGCCCCAACTTTGACGTGGTTTCGTGGTGGGCGCAGAAGCAAAAGGAGAGTTTGTCATGAGTGCTTTATTACTTAATGCGGCACGCAATATCGGTACTGCATTGATCACGAAAACCTTTGGTATTTGGCTGGCCAAACTTGCGGCTAAGGCCACTAAAAACATGGTGGATGATCATGCTGTACGACTCTTAGAAGGTGGCTTGAACAATGATCCGGTCTTGATTGAGCAGTCAGCTAAGAAAATTTTGGAAGAAGTAACAGTCAAAAAACAGGTGCAATGATGGAGCTGCCTCCAGCTGTGATTTCAATTTTGATGCTCGCGTTAAGCACGGTTGTATCTGGGCTGGTGGGCTTTCTGATTTATCTATTTCAACGCACGACAGCAAACGAGCGAGCGATCATGCAGCATCGTTTGGATAGTGCAGAGAAGTACGCGCACAAGCAAGAGATCATCGATCTAGGGACTCGCTTAGAGCGCAAGATCGAGGACTTATTTAAACAACTCTATGAAGGTAGAAAGTGAGGGGAAGATGGAGCAAATTGATTTAACGATCGGAGACACGGACTTTGTTTTTAATATCGATCACTTGGCGTACAACAAGTTTATTAAAAGTGCATCGCAAGGGCCTGTGAATGCAGCGTTTAACTTGATGACCTCGACCGTCGATGAAGGTCAGAAGAAGGCCTTAAAAGACATTTTGATTGGTGAGCAGAACGTCATTAAGGGGCGTTTAGTTATGTCGATCATGGGAGAGATCGAGGAGGAATTCTCGAGCACATTGCCTCTTGTGGTAAAGCGGCAAACGAATGCTATGAGCAATGTAAGCGAAACGGATTCGAGCAGCTCATAGCATTACGGATGAAATGGCTCCCAACTTTCGATGATGAGCCAGAAAATCTAGGCCGTGCTCTTTGGTTAGAAGAGCGCGAGCTAGAACTTCAAACGGCCGCGATTGCCCGCGGTATCGCCAAAGCCTTCAACGGTAAATAGTTATGAAGTCACTTGAGAAACTGATGCTCACAGTGGGGTTGCTTGATCGTATCACTGGACCGATGCGAGGCATCCAGCGCACGATTGATCAAGTGACTTCCCACTCTAGAAAAGCATTTATGAATACGGCTGCAGGGGTGACCGCCCTTGTCGCTGCGAGCACGTCTTTCGCTACAACAATCAACCCAGCTAATGACATGAATAATGCGTTAGGGGAGGTGCGATCGTTAGAAGTTGCAGACGATACATTGGCTGCGTTGAATCAGGCGGGACTAAAGTATTCCATCCAATTTGGCGAGCAGGCCAGTAGTTATGTTCGCTCTGCATACGAT